GCGCTTCGACTCTTGCTAGGTGGTTTGGATTTTCAAACCCACCAGTTATTAAAGATGTCGTGTCTTATGCACCTAATTTTATGTCCAATTTTGCGTCACCAGAAATTAGCGTGCAACAGGACAAATTGGCACTTGATCCGAAGAATGAGACCACAGTTGATTCACGCACTGTTGGGTTAGATGGTGTCGATCACATGACTATAGCTCACATTGTGGGTCGTTGTGTGGATTATGATGTACTGGAATGGACTAGCACTGATGACGCTGAATCTCCATTGTTGATACAAAGCATCACTCCGATGATGATTGTTTCCATTCCATATCAGGGCGAAACTACTAATCTCAGCGCAGCTGCTATTCAGATGACTCCAGGTTGTCAGGTTGGCACCGCTTTTCAGTTTTGGTCTGGTAAAATTACTTACAAGTTTACTGTCATTGCTTCCCAATTTCATCGTGGTCGCCTTATGATTTCTTACGACCCTGATGGTTATAATGGAGGCGGCTCCGTGGCTTACACTGGACCTCGCACTATAAATAAGATTTGGGATATTTCTACTGACCCAACGTTTGAGTTTGAAGTCCCTTGGATGGCGCCCATTGCAATGTTGCGCACTGGTGGGATGCCTGGCCTTGCTTATTATGGTCAGGGTCCTATTGGTGGCTCTGGTGAGACTAACGTGTGGGTAACCAATCCTGCTGGCACATCTCCCCTTTACAGGGATGCTCTCCACAACGGGAGTATAGTCTTGTCCGTGCTCAATCCTCTCACATCCAATGACGTGTCATATGGGGCTTCTATAATATGTTCCGTGAATTGTGCTGAAGTTGAATACTTCTCACCCATGGATCTTGAATACCCAGTCTCTTTTTATCAACTGCAGAGTGGCGATGATTTGGCGAATTCTCCAGATGAGGAGGTTGTTCACGCAGAGGCACCACAGGTTGTGGAAATGCCTAGCAAACATGTCATATATGTAGGTGAAGTTGCTAGGTCTATCAGGCAGCTTCTTCATAGGACGTCGTTTTATTCTAGATTCAGTACAGTTGCTCCTTTACAGGTGCCTAAGTCAGAATTTAGTAACATTCCGACTATTACGAGTAGTGATTCTACTAATTACTATGGCCGAGTGACTGGTATTGCTGGTTCTATTTATCTTCCGAATTTGCCATATGTTACTGGCAATCTTCCTGCGCCTATTGGCTACAATTACCCAAACACTGGTCTGTTGATTAAGGACGATGCGACAAGCAATGCTGACATTGTGACTAATCAGAACACGAAGAAGA